TAGCTGCAGACTTTCTCTACGCCATCAAGCAACGCCTGACTCATCCAAATTATGAAGCACTCCAACAGGCTTACGCTGCTGGCGTAGGGTTTAACTCTAAGTCAGCCTCGTGGCAGGCTACCCGTGTTACCTTTGGTGATGAGCTTCGTGAGTCATCTGAAAAGGACCCGAACATCGAAGCCGTCGGTATCGGTGGTCAGATCTACGGTAAACGTGCCGATATGATTATCGTAGACGACGCTGTTACCTTGAAGAACGCTAACGAGTTTGAAAAGCAAATCCGCTGGTTAACCCAGGATGTGCGCTCTCGTCTTAACCCTACTGGTAAGTTGATTATCGTAGGTACCCGCGTCACCGCAGTAGACTTATACAAAGAGCTGCGTTCAGAAGACCGCTACCCTGGTGGCTTGGTCCCTTGGACCTATCTGGCAATGCCAGCGCTGTTGACAACGGATGAGAACCCTGACAAGTGGGAGACTCTCTGGCCAGCTAGCGATGCCCCCTTTGATGGGCAGACAGAATCAGATTTAGATGAAGACGGCCTCTATCCTAGATGGAATGGTCGCAACCTCTACAACGAACGTCAAGCTATGGATGCCTCCACTTGGGCGCTTGTCTATCAACAGCAAGATATCTCAGATGATGCAATCTACGATCCAGTATGTGTAAGAGGTTCTATTGATGGTATGCGTAAAGCAGGTCGCTTGGTTCCTGGGAACCCAGGCCATCCGCGTGATGTTAATGGCTTTTCTTTTATTTGTGGTCTTGATCCCGCTATGGTTGGTGATACAGCCGCCATTTGTTACGCTGTTGATCGGGCTACACATAAACGCTATATCGTTGATGCTATTAAGATTACTAGGCCAACGCCTGCTGCAATCCGTCAGTTAATCTTTGACTGGACTTCCCTGTACTCACCCAGTGAATGGATAGTAGAGAAGAATGCTTTTCAATCATTCCTTACGCAAGATGAGGGCATCCGCGCAAACCTTGCCTCACGGGGTGTGTTACTGCGAGAGCACCATACAGGTAACAACAAGTGGGACTCCGGTTTCGGTGTTGCTTCTATGTCTACCTTGTTCGGCACAAAACAATTTGACGGTAAGCACCACCGCGACAACCTTATTCACTTACCTTCTGACCAGACTGAAAACATTAAAGCGCTCATTGAGCAATTGATTACGTGGTCACCTAGTACTAAAGGTAAGACCGATATGGTAATGGCTCTTTGGTTCTGTGAGATCCGCGCACGTGAGATGCTTAGCCAAGGTGTACACGCTACACACCATATGAAAAACCCATTCCTCTCTCGTTTCGAGAGGGGCAAGCGAACGGTTATCAATATAGATGAACTGCTCGCCGAAAAAGATCGCACGTTCATCTAATAAGGAGATAATACAAAATGGCAGCAAAACGACCAAAAGGCGAATTACCAAAAAGAACATCTGGTTATGCAGATTATCTTAAGGAAAGACGACCAAATATAACTAAGTCTGCAGCAGCAGCACAAGCTGGAAGAGTCCGTGATAAGGGCTACGACACCAGTGCTTTCAAGAAGCAAGCAGCAAAGCCAGCAGCAAAGCCAGCAGCACGAAGCAAGTCAGGCGCATCTACAGCTGCTGCAGTTGGAAAGCGCTTTGGAATTACAGCACGCGAAGCACGCGACATCGCAACAGCACTTGGCACAGTAGCAGGTCGTGCAATTACAGGTAGCGCTAATGACCCAACAGCAAAAGGTAAAGATATTAAAAACCTTAAGAAGCAAATTAAGGAAGTTGGCGTAGCAGCAGTTACTGGTAAGAAGGGTACAACTTCTGATATTGAAGGTCGTAAGTACGAGACTCCAAAGGGTTCTGGACGCTACAAAACAGATAGAACTTATGGTTACGAAAAAGGCAAGAAGCGCAAGTAATGCCAAATATGAAGAAGCCTGCGCCTAAGAAGCCAATGGCACCACGTACACCATCAAAAGGTGTTAAGACTCCTATGCCTAAGATTTCAGGTGCTAAGCCTGGTGTCAAGAAGCCTATGCCAAAGGTTACAACAAAGCCTCGCATAGTTCAGATGCCTAGCAAGATTTCTCCATCAAAGATGACGCCTGCACAGAAGGCTAAGTACCTTCAGAACCCAGAACGTTACGATAAGTAAGGAACCCCATTGTTATCAGTCAAAGAAGTTGACGCTAAGCTAGCACGCTTACGTACTCGCTCATCAGCGCGAGATCAACGTATGCGTGATGTGCTCTCGGTGCGTCAGGGAGATATCTCTAAGGTATACCCTGCAATGTTTTCAGAGGAATACCCAAAGCCTCTGGTTGCAAACTTCATTGACGTCGCAGCACGTGACTTAGCAGAAGCAATGGCACCACTGCCATCCTTTAACTGCTCAGCAACCAATATGGTTTCTGATACAGCACGCAAGGCAGCAGATACTAGAACTCGTATTGCAAACTTTTATGTAACAAACTCTGACCTACAACTGCAGATGTACACAGCAGCAGACTGGTACAACACCTACGGTATGGGTGTTGGTATGGTTGAGATGGACTTTGAGGATAACAATCCTCGTATCCGTATGCTCAATCCATTTGGTACTTACCCAGAACTAGATCGTTATGGTCGTGTTCTATCTGTTACACAGGTCATCGTTACCGATGCAGAGACACTAGCGGCGCAGTACCCAGAGTATTATGATTTGATTCTAGGTCGAAACCAATACGCTTTGTCTTCCCCTTATGTCTCAATGGTTAAGTACCACGACAAAGATCAGGACTTGCTCTATATCCCAGAGCGTAAGAACCTAGTTCTATCACGCACACCAAACATCTTGAGTAAGCCAATGGCCTCTGTTGTAATGCGTGCATCCCTAGATGGTGAAGCACGTGGACAGTTTGATGATGTTCTATCAGTTCAGTTAGCTCGTGCTCGCTTTGCAATCTTGCAGATCCAAGCAGCAGAAAAGTCTATCCAAGCACCTATTGCTATCCCACAGGATGTGCAAGAGTTGGCACTTGGTCCAGATTCAATTATGCGTTCTGCTAACCCACAAGGTATTCGTCGCGTTTCACTAGATCTACCACCTGGCATCTTTGCAGAGTCTGGGGTCCTTGAGCGTGAACTACGCCTAGGATCTCGTTATCCGGAAAGTCGTTCAGGTAACATTGACGCATCTGTTGTTACAGGCCGTGGTGTGCAAGCACTACAAGCAGGTTTTGATACACAGATTAAATCAGCACAAGCACAGTTTGCTCGTATGTTCCAAGAACTTATCTCTATCTGCTTTGAAGTAGATGAGAAAGTATTTGCTGGTATTCCAAAGACCATCAAGGGAACAGATGACGGAACACCTTACGTTCTAAAGTACACACCATCTCGTGACATCAAGGGTGAGTACGGCGTAGATGTACGCTACGGAATTATGTCTGGTATGGATCCAAACCGTGCCATCATTGCTTTACTACAAATGCGCTCAGACAAGCTCGTATCTCGTGACTATGTACGTCGTGAGATTCCAATGGACTTGAATGTTACGCAGGAGGAACAACGTGTTGATATTGAAGAAATGCGCGATTCTTTGCGTGTTGCTGTTGCACAGTATGCTCAGGCAATTCCAGCCCTCGCAGCGCAAGGTCAAGACCCTAGTGAGATTATCTCACGTATCGCAACTGTTATCCAAGGTCGCCAAAAGGGACAATCACTAGAGTCAGTAATCGAAAAAGCATTTACACCAGAACCACCTCCAGCCCAGCAGATGCCACCTATGGCACCAGGTATGGAGCAACAACTTCCAGCAGCAGGTGTGGCCCCCGCTCCTGCCTCGCAGCAACCTCCACAAGAACAAGCTGGTCAGGCCCCTGCTGCTGGTCAACGTCCCGATATAGCCCAACTACTAGCTGGTATTACCGGCGCAGCATAATCAGAGGAGGTGTAAAATGAACAAAGGATCACGTGCAACAGCACCTATGTCAAAGCCAACTGAAGGCAAGAAAGATACCTCTAAGCCAGCAGGTGGCAAGGTATTCTTCGGAATGACTCCAGCAGGAAAGCGTGGAAACGCAGTAAAAAAGGGATAATAACTTTTAATGGAAGGTGTACTGGGCGATGAAAGATGACAATTATGTTCCTCGCCCAGTGCGCTTTCTTGATTTTGTAGTTGTAGGAATAGGTTTTCTACACAACATTGCTTCATCTGTTGAAACATTAACAGGTGAACTAATGGAACTATCTATTTACCATTCAAATCATATTACCCAAACCAACAGGGCTTGGGAAGATATGGCAAACGATTTAGAAAAATTAGAGGAGGACCAACAGTGAGTATGATGAATCCACTGGCAGGACCAGCAGGTCCAGGTAAATTCTCTACACGTACAGATAAGTTGGAATTAGGTTCCACAGCATACGGCGAAGGCGTTGAGACACAGGCTATTAAATCTGGTGCTCCGCTAGCCAAGACTGGTGATGTTCGTGCAGCCCGTGCAGGAGATGTACGTGAGGCAGCAACACAAGCTCCAGTAACAGAATTATATGCACCAACAGAACGCCCAAGTGAACCAATTACATCAGGCATTGATGCAGGTCCAGGCGTAGGCGCTAGCGCAATGATGATGCAACCTGCAACAGAGAAGTTATCTGATGTATTAGCAAAGATGATTCCTTACGATCAAACTGGTGAAATTGCGATTTTGTATCAGCGAGCTGCATCACGAGGTCTATAAATGGCGCAGAATAATTTAATTGCTGCGGCAGCACAAGCTGGTTTAACACCAGGTCAAAAGTCACAAGTTGATGGTTTAGCTAAACTACTAGACTCACACAAGACATTACTTGCATTGCCTTCACCAGTAGCGCAACAAAAGTTTAACTCAATGACACAAGACCAGCAAAACGCACACGTTGCTATGTTTGGCGAATCAGAAGATAAGCCACCTGAGCAAAAGCGTGGTTGGTTTGGCACAGCATTTCACTATATGACAGCACCTATCAAGACTGTTATTGGCGGAACATTTGCTGTTCTTAATGAAGTATCTGACTTTACTACTCGCTTATACCGTACTGGTGCTATTGCAGCAGACCAAGGTGTAAACATTGGCAAGGCATTTCAAATTGCCAACGACAAAGGCGATATGGTCTTTAGTCCAGACCGTATATCAAGAGCCAAGAAAGAATTTGGCAACGATATTATTAACGTTGCTATGAAGGTAGCAGGTGGCACGCCACTAGATAGAATTATTGCAGAAGGTACTGAAATTGAAAAGCAGATTGCTAAGCGTGCAGATCTTCGCTACAGTACAGAGCAAGATGTAGCAGATTTTCAGAATGCTATAGACCGAGTTAATGCTGCTAAGTATTCTCCAGGTCGTCAACTTGCTAACATACTTCCAGGCAAAGATGGCTCAGGATTTCTATACAAAGGTATCTCAGGAGTTGCAGATGCAACCTTTCGTTTTGTAGCAGATCCATTCCTGGTACTAGGTAAGGCTAAGAAGGCATACGATGCTGGAGATTTTCTACTTGCTAACGTACTAGGTAATGAGAAGTTTAGTTATGGTCGCAATCTTCTTGCTGCAGTTGGAGATACAGAGAACCTAGATAGAGTCTTTGGACAAAAAGGTGTAGTAGATTTCTTTAATCTATACGGTTCTAAGCTGGATGAACTAGCCACTATCCGTAAAACAACTAAAGATCTACGTGCTCAAGTTGCTTTGTCTGATGAGCTGCGTCGCATTGCACCAGAGTTTGGTCCTGCAGCGATAGATGAGTTTATTAAAGCTGGCGTTAAGGATGCAACAACTGCAAGAAACTATCTACAAAATACTGTGGATGTTAAAAACATTATTAAGGGACAACCTGGACGACAGGTTCCACTTATCCCGACTTTAGATGCTGCTCGCAAAGCACGTATCAATACTCTTCGTACAGCCAATCGTTTCTTTAACATTGACAAAGTAGGACAGAAGATTGTTGATGCTTTCTATGGCACAGACAAGATTCAGTTTGAAGATATTGCAGCAGGACTAACAGATGATGTTACAGATCTTGCAGCAAGAGAACGTCAAGTAGGTCGTCTTAAGGGTACAGATGGTTCAGTGCGTATGTCACTTAACCAGATCCAAGGACGTATTGATCGCTTTGCACGTAAGTTTGCAACTATCCCATTCTTTCGTGATAACCGTTTTAACGTGCTAGCAGACGATGCACCTACACAGGTATATCGTTTAGCTCGTCTAGCAAACTCTCGCTATCACTCAAAGATTATTGCAGAAGCATTTACTGCAGGCAACGAAGGTCAGCGCAAGCAGATCTACGAAGGTGTCTGGTACACGCTTGCAACAATTCGTGGTGTAGATAAGTCAGAAGCTGGTAAGACATTCCTGCGTAACTTTGGCAGCAAGGGTGTCCCAAAGGCTTACGCAACTCCTACGATTATTCGCAGACTTGATGAAAATGGTATTGAAGTAACTGAGATTAAAAACCCAGATCTGCTAGAAAATGGACAGCGTTCTGCATTGTTTAATTACCAACTATCTGAATCAATCTCTACTCCTAGTATTCAAGACCTAGACCGTCTTGCTACTCGCTCAGGAATTATTGATAACGTAGTCGGTGCTTCACAAAAGCAATGGGCAGATGATGTAACTGGAGCGTGGACTCTAACAACTGTAGGAGGACCAAAGTTTCCAGTTCGTAACGCAGCAGAAGATCTAATGCTTCACCTTGCAGTAGGTGATTCACCTTGGGGACTTGTCAAGGGTCGCTTCTTGTCAACACGTTTACGTATGGCATCAGGTGAAGGTAACCTAGGTTTCATTAACAAGATTGTACGTAGAAAAGAAGTTAACACTTACAACGCTAGGATTGCTAAAGCATCTGAGGCTGGAGATGTTAACGCAGTTCAAACTATTATGGCTGAAGCATTGATGGATTCAATGGTTGGCAAGTTTCTTGACAAAGAAGCTGCAGAGTTTTTAGCAGAGTTTGCTAAGTATGGTCGCTTGCGAGATACAATGCGTATCATTGGTGAAGGCGGAAAGAACGGCCTTCGTGGTGCAGATCAGTATATGGCAGCAACTGATGACGTTGAACGCTTTGGTGAAATGGCAGCTATTACCTATGATGGCGTTAAGTACACACAGACTTACGGTAAGCGCCAGTTTGGTAACTTTAGTCCAGTAGCAAGTACAGAAGCTCGCCTTGGCTGGCTTATACAGATTAGCCGAATTGCAAATGATGAGATTGGTAGCATCGCTGTTGCTAATCTTAATGATGAAGCAAAAGCAATTGATGAAATCGTAGGCTATCTAAAAAGTTTAACTCAACAAGAACGTGATCGCTTTCAGCTATACAGCGTTCCTGGAGAAACAGAACAGACTCACGCAACTCGTGCTTTTCAAGCAGTAAAGAATCTTTTGGCTAAGGAAAATGGTGAAGTAAATCAGGACCTATTAGGCAAGATTCGCTTTGTTGATGCTAATGGAAAAGTAAAAGTATCTGCGCGTAACCTTGGTTTGGATGATCTACCGGATGCTGAAGACTTTGCTCTTGCTCCTAAGTGGATTGCAGGTCCTGTATTGGTACCAGTAACAGAGGGAAACCAATTTGCTGCTGGTATTACCGAAAAACTATGGGGATATATGGGAGAGGCTAACGCCAGATTCTCACGTGAGCCATTAGTTATCTACCAGTTGACACAGATCCGTAAAGATATGCGTGCAACAGGCTTTGAAAAAAGCATTATGGACAAGTTTACTGCAGGCCTAACAGGTGATGCACTCGAAGCCGCTAAAGATAGAGGCACTCAGCACTTAGTTGACATTGCAGAAGACCTTGCTCGTGAAAGAGTCCTAGCATTTGTGGACAATCCTGCAGTGCGTAGCCAGTTAGCTATGTCAGGACGTAACTTTGCACGCTTCTATCGTGCTACTGAAGACTTCTATCGTCGTATTGGACGTACCGTAAGGTATAACCCAGAGGCAGTTGTACGTGCATCTCTTACTTATGAGGGTATTGCACACTCTGGCTTCGTACAAACAGATGATAACGGTGAACAGTATTTCTTCTATCCAGGATTAAACCCTGTATACAAGGCTGTTAACGGTATGATGAAGGCATTTGGTGTAGAAACTGCGTTTCAGATACCAATGCCAGTAGAGTTCTCAGGTAAGTTAAATATGCTTACACCTTCTATGAACCCTGATTCACTATTTCCTACATTTGCCGGTCCATTAGCAGCGTTTCCAATCAAGGTAATGGGTAATCTGATACCTCAGTTTGGTGAATTAGAACGAGCCTTCTTAGGTAAGTACGGTGAAGACGCTCCAATGATTAACGCTGTATTACCTGCACACGTTAACCGTATCTTGGGTGCATTAAACAAGGATGAGCGTTCATCACAGTACGCATCTGCTTTCCGCAAGGGTGTTACATACCTAGAGGCTGCAGGTTATAGCCCAAAGTCTCGCATTGAGATTGTTGATGGGAAAGAAGTAGAAGTACCGCCAACACCTGGTGAGCTACAAGAGTACAAAGACAAGTTGCAGTCTGCAACACTGAGTGTTCTAGCACTTCGTGCAGTATTTGGTTTTATTGCGCCAGCATCACCACAAGTAACACTCAAGTCTGATATGGCTAAGTGGGTACGTGACAACGAACGAACAAACTTTAAGCAAGTATTTAACAATTTGCTAAAAACATACAATGGTGACATTGATAGAACTACACAAGAGTGGATTAAGCTCTATCCTAATCAGATGCCGTTTACAGTGTCTGAGTCAGAGCGTAATACAGTAGCTGTTGTTCGCGCTGTAGATGGTGCTGATACTTGGATTGAAGAAAATAAGTCACTACTTGCTAAGTACAAAGAAGGTGCTCCATTCCTTATCCCTACAAAGGGTGACTTTAACTTTGATGCTTACAAGATTATCTTCCAGGCAGGTCTCAAGAAGAGCAAGACTCTTGATGATTACCTAAAGGAAGTAGGCGCTGCAAAGGACATTCAGTTCTACTACAGCCAAAAGGAATTGTACGAGGCAGATCTAGCAGCTACACCATCAGATGATGGCAAGCGTATGATTCGTCAACAATGGACTACTTGGGCAGATCAGTTTAAGAGCACACGTCCAGTACTACAGGAAGAGCTAGGAACAGGTGGTGCGGGTCGTCAGATCCAGCGTCAGCGTGCCTATCAGGACCTTGTAAATATGCTACAAGACAAGACAATTACTACACAGCCTAAGACTCGTTCTTTGCTTACAAAGATGGTTAATGAGTTTGAGGCATACAGATCTTCTCGTGATTCCATTACTGGTAACGGTGATACACAGCAGAACTACAAGGACTTGCTGCGTCAAAGCGTCAAGATAAGATTGCAAGAGATTGCAGGAACTAACGCTAATGCTAAATCAGCATACGATGTACTATTCTCACGATTGATTGGTGACTAATTGAGTAATTTATTTGGCTATAACTACAAGTCACCAATTGTACCTACAAACACAACCATCTCTAACACAGCAGTTAGCGGAACTGGTGGGTATAGAAGCGGTGCAACAACTACCGCTAATGCGGATGCGGCGTTGCTTTACAACCTATCTGAGCCAGATCGTAAGATCATTGCACAAAGACTGAAGAATGCTGGATATAGAGTTGCAGTTACTGGTAAATATTCAGATAAATTGCTAGATGCTTACTCAAACGCATCACAAAAAGCAGCTTTGCAAAGCCAGTTAGTAGGACAACCATTTACTGTGGGTCAATACCTAGACCAAGAAGCTGCAGCTCGCGCAGCTGGTGGAGATGGGGGATCTGGCAGTGGTGGTCCAAAGGTCCGTAAAGAAACACGTATTTCAGATACAACAACTGCAAAGGCTTTAATTGATGCAATCTTCCAAGATACATTAGGCCGTAAAGCATCTGGTAAAGAGATCCTAAAGTACACAAAGAATCTTCAAGCAGCACAAAAAGCTGCACCTACTATTACTAACTATTCAACATCTGGTGGTACAACAACTTCAACAACTACTGGTGGTATAAGCGAAGAAAAGTATTTAATAGATCAGATTGCAGGAACTGATGAGGCTAAGACCAATCAGGTTCTTGGATACTATAAGGCTTTTATGGATGCGTTGGGTGGTAAGTAATGGATACGTTTAACGACTACGTAACTGACTATAAAACAACTACCTCTAAAGAAACATCAGCAGAGCGCACCAAGCGTATCAATCAAGCCTTGGCAAGAGCTAAGGCAAGTAAGTCTCGTGCTAAAACTGAGCAACAAAAAGATGCTGAATTAAAAGCATTCCTTGATGCAAGTACTGCTGCATCTGAACTGTTACGTGTTATCAACGGAGTTCAAAGAGGAGCTGTTTCACAAAAAGAAGCAGATGCTGTATTCAAGACATATCAGAATACAGTCCAGATTCTCAAGAAGTTAAACCCTGATAAGGCATCTGCTGTTGATAAGGCAATTAGAGGAACAACGCCAGAGACTAAGGCACCACTTGGTTCTAAGTACTACACAGGTCGTGGCACAAAGGAAAATCTATTTCTACAAAGTGGCAAGCCATTTACTGGGACTTACAATAATCGTAAGTACAAAGACGGTATTGATCTTGGTCTAACTGAAGAACAGGTTAATGCAACCAAAGCAGGAGTAGATGCTAAGGCCAAGAAAGATGAAGAAGATAAGGCAGCAATTGCTAAGGCTAAAGCAGATGCTGCAGCTAAAGCATCTGGTACTGGCGATACAACCCCCACAGTTACTGGACCATTAACAACTCCAGGAAAAACAACTGGAGTACAAGGCCCAGGCATTGGTGTACGAGATGCACTCAAGATTCCAGGACGAGCAGAGCCTGCATTTCAAGAGTTAATTGATAAGGCAGAATTTAACTTTGGTTTGCCTGACTATATCTTTACAGTAGACCGCGACAAGAAGACCGGTGAACTAGGACAGTTAGGTAGGCTGCTACTCAAGGCTGTTGAAGAAGGCTATAAACCAGAACGATTTTTAGAAGAAGTAAAACTAACTAATTGGTGGCAGAGTAACGCTGGTTCAGTCCGTGAACGTATCATTGATCTTAACAAGTACAAAGAGTTGCAGAAACAAGGACTCGATGTAAGCAAATCAGACTTTGGTATGTACCAAACAGACAAGATGCGTCAAGTCAAGGCACGTGCAAAGACATTAGCAAACATAA